CGCTCGGGCAACGTCTACATCGATGAGTATTTCTGGATCCCCAACTTCGAGCGGCTCTCCGATGTCTCCAGTGCCATGGCCACCCAGAGCCATTGGCGCAAAACCTACTTTTCGACCCCATCGAGCAAGGTGCACGAAGCGTACCGGTTCTGGACTGGGGATCGCTGGAAGGGGACTCGCCCAAGCCGGCAGGCTGTTGACTTCCCTGGTGAAGACGACTTGCGCGACGGGGGCCGCATCTGTCCCGATCGGCAGTGGCGCTACGTCATCACCATCGAGGATGCCATACGCCTGGGCTGTAACCTCATCGACATCGAGGAGCTCAAAGACGAATACCCGGAGGAGGTGTTTGATCGCCTCTACCTGTGCCGGTTTATCGACGATGCCCTGTCGGTGTTTAAGTTCCAGGACATGGAGCGGGCCGGGGTGGATCCGACCCGGTGGGAGGACTACAAACCCGGGCGGCCTGACCCGTTCGGTCGGCGAGAGGTATGGATGGGCTACGACCCGAGCCGCACCCGCGACAACGCCACCCTGGTGGTGGTTGCCCCGCCCACCGTTGCCGGTGAGCGGTTCCGGGTGCTGGAAAAGCACTACTGGCGGGGTCTCAACTTCCAGTACCAGGCACAAGAGATAGAGCGCATCGCCAAGAAGTTTAGGGTCACCTATCTGGGGGTCGATGTGTCCGGCATCGGTGCCGGGGTGTTTGACCTCTTGAAACCCGTATTCAAAGGGGTGTGTCACCCCATCAACTACAGCATCGAGAGCAAGTCGCGGCTGGTACTCAAGATGATCGACGTGGTGGAGGCCAACCGCATCGAGTGGGACAGCACGGACCGGGATATTCCGCTGGCGTTCCTTGCCATCAAGCGCAGCACCACCGGCGGCGGCCAGATGACGTTTCGGGCCGCCCGCGACAACGTGACTGGCCACGCCGACGTGTTCTTTGCCATCGCCCACGCCGTGGCCAACGAGCCACTCGATACAAACCGCAAACGCAAATCCAGCTGGGTCACCAGCCAGGAGAGAAAGGCAGCATGACCAAACGACAGCAAGCACCGGCCAAGGTGGCCACCCCTTCCACGCGCCCCTCCGTGGTGTTCAGCATGCCGGAAGAGATAGACCCCACCGCCTGGATGACTGATTACACAGGGGTGTTCTACAACCCCTACGGCGAGTATTACCAGCCCCCCATCGAGCGCAAGGGGTTGGCCAAGGTGGCGCGAGCCAATGCCCACCACGGGGCCATCCTGATGGCGAGGCGCAACATGGTGGCGGGGCGCTTTACCAACCAGAGGGCCACCATCACGGCGTTCGTGCACAACTATCTGCAGTTCGGGGACGCGGGACTGCTTAAAATTCGCAACGGTTTTGGCCAGGTGGTGGGGCTGCACCCGCTCTCCAGCGTCTACCTGCGCCGCCGTGAAGACGGCTGCTTTGTTTACCTGCAGCAGTCGGGCAAGCCGAACCTAATTTACCGGCCGGAGGATGTCATTTGGCTGGCCCAGTACGACCCCGAGCAGCAGGTCTATGGCATGCCCGATTACCTAGGGGGCCTGCAGTCGGCCCTGCTCAACCAGGACGCTACCCTGTTTCGGCGCAAATACTTCCTCAACGGCGCCCACATGGGGTTCATCTTCTACGCCACCGACCCGAACATGGACGACGATACCGAACAGGAGATGAAGGACAAGATCGCCAACAGCAAGGGGGTGGGGAATTTTCGCTCCATGTTCGTCAACATCCCGGATGGCAAGCCCGACGGCATCAAGCTGATCCCGGTGGGGGACATCGCTACCAAGGATGAGTTTGCCGCCATCAAGGGGATCACCGCTCAGGACGTATTGACCAGTCACCGCTTTCCGGCGGCGCTGGCCGGCATTATTCCAACCAATGGCGGGGGAGGGTTAGGGGATCCCGAGAAGTACGACGCCACCTATGCCCGAAACGAGGTGCTGCCGCTCTGTGAGCTTATCCAGGATGCCATCAACAGCGCGGGACTCCCTCGCTCCCTCTGGGTCGATTTTCGGGATGCGGTGGGTGCAACTGTATAAAAAGCCAGTTCTTTTAGGGTAAGATCACATCTATTGATTGCATGTTTGATTTATCGGGAGGGGTGATGCGGGTTTATTGCAAAGTGTGTGGCCAGCGTGGCCGCATTACCAAAACCAATCGGCTGAGCAATGATGTCTCGGATCTCTATTGCCAGTGTATTGACGCCGAGTGTGGTCACAGCTGGGTGGCCACCTTGTCGTTTGCTCATACACTGAGCCCGTCTGCAAAGACGACAAACCAACTGGTGCTCAGCATCATGGGCTCACTGACGCCAGAGGGGCGGCAGTTGGTACTCAAAGGACTGGGGGCGCAATAATACCCCCAGTGTTATTCCCAATTTGCTCGACACCGTCGTATATTGCTTTTGAGATCTTGTCATGACCTAAAGACAAGTTAACCAGCGCGCGTTAGCACGTCCGAGCGAGGAATGAGCGTTGTTAAACTTTTTGTTAGAGGATTCATTTCGTCTTGGGTCTAGCATGTACTTGCCTAAATAGAAGCGCTTGTGTGTGGCCCTCATACTGCCATTCTCCGGTTTTGTGGTTAACGTAATGCTGTACCACTCGAGGTGCTCTGAATACTTCTGGAGGTAGTGGTTTAGATGCGAACGGATTATGGTAGATCTGTAGTCCATCTAGTATTTTTTCACCGTGTTCAGAAGGAGAGCATGAGCGCTTTTCTGGAGCACCTCTTGGCGGAGTGGCCCAAAGAGAGTCCACGATCGTATTGGTTGCCGGATTGTTTGACATTGCACTGAGTTTTCCCCATGTCGCCAAGCAGCTAAACATTACCGCGCTTACCTCAGATAATGAGTCGTCCTTGAAAAGGCCTAGGGGAATCTCGGCACCATTTTCTTTTGTTACATATTCAAGATTTACACTTGGCGGACCATCCGGAAATGCTTCTGGATTATCTAAATATGCATCTTCATCTACATAATGATCGAAGAGTAGGGCTCTTATTGGCCTGTCATGCTGAAAATTAAAATGAGGCTGCTCAAAAGGTGCGATAGCTAGAATGAAAGGCTTTCCCGCAACATGTGCTAGTCTTTTATAAGTTTCATTGTACTTTCTAACTTTTGCAATAATTGCATTTGATAGTCTAACGATTGCTTCTGTGTTTAATTCTTTGAACCTTCGCAGCTTTTCTAACTCTTCACGGCTGAATGTTTTATCCCATTCATTTGGTTTTCCATGTGCAGAATTTGCTGTTACGGCCTCGACTATGAACTCACAATTAGTTGAGCTTAGATGAAAATCTGGTGTTGGATAAGACCAATTTACTGATAGTTTGTATTCTTTAAACAATGCGTATAGGTATATCTCCCAGAATGACGAATTGAATGTCGTCTGGAATTCTTTGACAAACTTACCATCTCTATCTACGAAACCATTCGCCCACTCCTCTAATAGTCGCCTCTCTGTTTCACGAAACGATACAAGTACCGATGCAAAGTTCTTGTGGAATTTTTCCGGTTCTACGACTGGAGTAAAGAGGTCCATTCCTTTTCCTCTAACGATTAAGTTAACGGGCGTTCAAAAGCGTAGCTTTTGGGTGTCCAGTGAACGAAGTGAGCGACAGTTGAGCGCATTGTTAGCCTCAATCCGCTGAGAAGTATTCGGTTGCAAGCTGTTTATGTGCTGAGATCCTTGTAGCGTCATAAAGCAAACGATTTGGCCTGCCACTGCACCACTCGTAGTGCGAGCTCAGACGCTCAAGAAGATTATTCCAAACATGACTGACGTCAGGATTAACCCATTTCCACCATACATGGTGAAAAGGTTGCTGGCCATCCGGTGCAAATGCCCGGGCTGACTCATGTATGTAAATGCCAAATGGTGGTGCAAAACCCTCCGCTTTATTGGCTTGCACTATGGGCATGCCGAGCAAAATTGCAGATTTGTACTGCTCATGGCCGACTAGGCCGGGATCAACGCCGTCAGGAACTTGCGAGCCATGAATTACCGGCCCGAATGCCAGTGCTCCACGGGCAATAAATCTATGTAAGGGCTGCGGGGTTTCAAGGAAGATGCTTCCCATTGTTGTTAATACATTGCGTAAAAACGCGAGCATTGCATTTTGACATGGTGAACACGCATAAAAACCATCCATTACTGGATATATTTGTACGTTTTCTCTAGGAGCGCTGAGGGCTGCGATATGAAGTTTGAAAACAAAATTTGCTGAGATACTTAACGAACGGCTCATGGCCGACTGAATTCCCATAACGTCGACCCATGCCACATATTCATTTTGTGGTTCTGGAAGCAGATTTGCATTGAATGGCATGCAATTTCCTTATTGAGGTTAACAGTGATTAGATGGAAATCGGTATTAATCCATTTATATAGACTTCCATATAACGCCGTATCACGGCTGAGACCATTACAGAAAAAATCACCTTAGAATCATAATATTGCCAACATATGTCAATTGTCTAGACGTATTCTCTTGAACATTCTCTTTTCCCGAATGAAGGTCAGCTTGCTGTTTATGCTAACTCCTCGCTGTAGTCATCCTGCTCTTGCAGCCACTGCGGCACATCCAGCCCCTCCAGCACCCGCCACATCTCTGACTGATAGGGCTGCGGCAGCATCTCGATCCAGCTGCGGGTGCCGGTATGGCCCTTCGCCTGGTAGACCTTGCCGCACAGCTCAACCAGCATAGGCCAATCCTGGTCATCAACCGGGATCGCGTATTCATCCGCTCCGGCCTGTTCGGCTGGCCGCTGGCCATCTAGTATCCAATCAGGTTCATTGGGTATCGCTCGGCTTGACTGCATCTGGCCGTTCTCAAGCCAGAGGGTGAAACCGTCAGCTGTGACGCTGGCGCCAGCCCGCAAACGCCCGATAGAGAAAGGTGATAAACCCCATTGCTTTGCCATTAACTGATCCGCGAAGGCCGCTGGATCCGGCTGCGTACAGTTATTGTCAGAGCTCCAAGGAGCCGGGCTGTCGCCCGACTTAACCCCAACCCCCAAACCTGAACCCCTGGCGGCCTTGGTGGCCTGGTAGGTGCCTTCGGGCACCACTTCCCACCCTTGCAGGCGGGTTTTGATACCCAAGCGGGCGGTGTGCAGTCCCATCAAGCGCTTGATGTCTTCGCCGTAGCAGTTGGCCTGCTCCTCGATGAGGTGGGCCAGCTTGATGGGGTGCTCGGCACGAGTGGCCAGTGCTCCGCCCATGGCGTGGAGGTAGCAGCGAAAGATGCCGTTATCAGCGGCATAGCGGGCCGCCTCAAAGCGCGGGTCTTGCAACACGGGTTTGGGTGGCCCCACCAGATCGCCGTGCTTCTTGGCGTTGCTGATGCGGCGCAGCTCGCGCCACACCCCGACCGGGGCGCCGCCGATCTGCTGGAAGGTGCGGATCCCCCACCAACTCGCCCAAGCGCAGGCATGCTGGGCACCTATGTCTGCTTTGGTGCCAGCTTCGTCATCTCCATCGACGTGCTCGCCATCGATGTTCTTGGCGATATAGGCAGCGATGTAGCCGGTGGCATCTCCCTTGGTTGGGTCGATCTCCTTCCAGTCAAAGCGGGGGGTGATGTCGGTGAAGGGGATCCCTAGGTTGTTGCGCTCCAGCTCCTGGAGGTTATGGCTCAGGGCGTAATGCTGGAGGGTGCTTATCACCCGCCATTTGTCGGCCGGGCGCATAAACAGCAGCAGATGCCAGTGAGGGGTCCCGTCATGGTGAGGTTCGCAGACCCGAAAGCCATAGAGCGGCATACCCCAACGTTTCAAATATGAGCGGGCACGGCTCCACAACTTTCCCATATAGGCGCAGGTTTCGCGTGGGGTTGCGCCTTCATACTTCTCGTTTTCGATGGTCTTGCCGTTGCGGCCTGTCTTCCAGGAATGGAAGCGGCTTGGGGCTGTCCAGGTGAAGAACACCCCCACATGACCCTGCTCCTCGGCGTAGTCTTCAAAGCCGCGCATGCGGGTCATCATTTCATTGCGGCGGTTGACCGGGTTGGAGGTGCTGGCTTCCCAGCAATCCTTCATCGACACCACCAGATCGTGCTGGGCGTTCATCACCTCCGACTCTGCCAGCCAGCGCAGCATGGCGCGCTTGCGCTCGCGCACCACCTTTATGGTGGCGTTAGATATATAGGCGGATACCCCTTTACGTACCTTGCCGAGCAAAATGGCAACGTGCTCCTGCAGCCTGTCCCAGCAACGGTTAACCCTGCGTTCCCACCACTTGGCAGAGAGCAGGCGAACCATCACCCGAATAATCCATTCATCCTGGTTTTCCTGGCGCTTGAACTTGGGCATCCGAGGGGTGAACTTCCACTGATCGGCCGGTTGGCGGATGGCTTCCCAGGTCAGCAGCAGATCCGGTACATCGCCGGCTTTGATGCCCTGTTCGATGTGGCGCCAGATCGCGGCCGTCTGGTTGGCGAACAGATGAGCGACACGCTTGCGCCCCTCTTCATCGCGCATGGTCTGCGGGTCGACCGGGATCGCCTGGATAAGACCGCGCACCCATTCAGTGCGTTCACGCAACCAGATGTTGGCGCTGCGGCAGTTCCGGCTTGTGCCATCTTTACGGCGGCGCATGTACTGCTTGAACAGAGTCAGGGTGAGCTGTGATGACAGGCCATCGAGCAGTTGAATGGCCCAGACCAGATCGCTCTGGCCTGGGGTACCGATAAAGACGGGGCCAAGGGCGCTGATGTCGATACCGGGCAGGGAGTTGGCAAGGGTATCGATACGCTGCCGCAGTGTCCTCCTGGACAGCGGCAGCTTGGTGGTCTGGCGGTTCATTGGACAGTAGTACCTAGCAGGGAGTTGAGGGCACAGCGGTGGCCCTTGATCACCAGGGAGGAGTGGTCACAGATGCGACGAGTCACCGCGCATTGGCGCAGGGTCAGTGCGATGGTGGCCCTTGGCCTTGGCGAGAGCTGGCGGCACTCGATGAGCAGGTGCTGGTACCCACGCAGGCGCGCACTGGCGCCCCGCAGGTCTTCCCACCACCAACCCAAGTCCCGCTCCATCATTGATATCAGTCGGTAGTTCATTTGATGGTCGCCCCCAGTCCGTGCATGGGCGACACATCCGCCCACCAGTTCGCAATGGTGGTTGCCAGCGCGGTTTCAGCACTGCCCAGCGCCAGCCAGTACAAGGCACGGATCGCGCCCAGTGCCAGCAGCTCATCTACTTCTGTTCGAGGGCAGTTACTTGTTCTCTCGAACTCTGCGTGTGCCGCTTGCCAGTGTTTGGTCAACTGGCTGACCGATGCCGGCGGCTGCATATGAGCTGGGCCGGTTTCTCTGCCTAGCTCATCAGTCGGGGCCTCCAGTTCAAACAGCTCATCTGTCATGCCTCGTCCCCCATCACTGAATCGTCATCCAGCAGATCCTCTGGCCTGCTGGTCACAATCAGTTGCACTTGGATGTATTGGTCGCCCGAGTAGAGAGCCCCAAGGGCGATGCGGTTCTCCTGTTCGCCGCTAGCCAGAAGCTCGGTCAGCAGCGGCAACAGGGTCAGCTCGGCCCGTTGGGCGATATGAATGGCGTCAATGCTCATGCTGGCTCCCTCCGATCTATCGCGTGGGGTGTGGCGAGTGATAACGATGGCCATCGTCATGCCTCCGCTATCTGGCTGGGAGCTTGCCCGGTCAGCAGCCAGTCGATGTGCTGTTTCAGGTCCGGATGGTGGGCAATCAACAGGAACAGGCCGCCGCCAATCTCGCGGTACCCCAGTTCGTAGTTCTTAATCGTGGTTGGCGGAATGCCCAGCAGATCGGCAAACTTGGGGCGGCTCAAGGCCAACTGTTCCCGCAACTGGCGCAGGCGTTTGGCAGCATGATGGTTCAGCAAATTGATCTGGGTCGGTTGTGCGGTCATGGTCAGGTTCCTTGTTAAGCGGTGCAGGTGGGGAGGCGGTGAAACAGAGAGGCCCAAGCCAGCGCGGTGGAGCGCTCGATAACCGCAATGCCGTCGGGATATTGGCTAAGACGGGCGCCATACCGGCCCGTCAGCTTGCGTTGCTGGATACGAAGGTTGCGCAGCGCGCAGGGGATCGCTAAAGTTGTCATATCGACTTCCTGGGNAGGTTGTTGATGAAGGCCCGCTTGGAGTTACAGCTCCGTAATGCGGGCTTTTTTATTGCCCGATGGCACACGGGCCCTGTCTGCTCATCTCACTGGCGGCCAGCACGGCCCGCTTCATGCGCAGCTTGGCGGCTCGCTCTTTCTTCTCTCTCTCGATATCTCCCATCGGTCTGGTGGTTGGTGCCGGGTGCCACAGCTTGGTGTCACAGCCGCAGCGGAATCCGCCCTGATAATCCAACGCAATCACGGCCAGCCGGATGGCTTCTCGCTGCTGGTGTGGCAGTGCAGACAGGGTGGCGGTCATCAGTTCGCCGCGTGGTTGATGGGCAATGGCGCAAATAGCAGCCTTCTTGGCTGAGCTGATCGCCAGCCAGTCGGTATCCAGACTTGAGCGCGTCATGCCGAACAGTTCGCGCAGCAGCAGGCAACCGGCTGTATTCATTTCGATTTGCTCTAGGGGCGTCAGGCCAGCCAGATTGCGTTGCTCGGTATTTGGTTGTTGCATGGTGGGTTCCTCCTTTTCACATGGTCATGCTTTGGATCAGGATGTCTGATGCGCATGCCAGGGCTGGTACCGCCTGAAAGCGGGTTTCAACGTCATGGATCAAGATGGCGAGTGAGCCCATGGCCGACGTGGCCACGCTCACCAGGGTGTTGCGTTCAGAGCGGGTGATCCGGCCGCGTTCGGTCAACTCCAGCGCACGCTGGCCAATGCTGGCGATCTTGGCGTTCAGGTCGATCGCCTGATGGGGCAGGGAAGGGGCACGATCTGCCTTGGGGATCACCACGGCAGTGAGGCCACACTCCATCAGCATGCCGTCGAACAGGGTTTCGTCCCCCTCGGTGGCGTGGTAGATGGCCACCAGTTCCCTGGCTGTGAGTTGATGGGGCTGAGCAGGGTTGAGCTTGTTGCGAAGCAGCTGCTCGCCAATACCCGCTGCGCGTGCCACCTTTGCCAGTGAGTAGCTGGCGGTGAAGCGCGAACAGGCGGAATCGAAGTGCTGTAAAAAATGTGGCTGTTTGGTGGTGCTTTGTTCAAACATGGCCTTAAGCCTCCTGTTTGCGCGACACTTTGGGTGTGCGGACAGGCTTGGCGGCAGGCACAGTACCTTGCTGATTCATGGCCTGCTGGGTGTAGAGCACCAGGTTGATCAGTACTTTTTCAGCACGACCCTGCTTGGGCATGATGGGGATACGACCGGCTCGCACGTAGTTCTCTACAGTGCGTTGGGTCAGGCCGGTACGCTCAGAGAAGCTTTCGACCGTACAGACCGGGGTATCGATATGAATAGGGGCGATGATCATGGTTTTGCCTCCTGCGGCTTAAGTTACGCGCGGCCTTGCGCGGCTTGGGACTGATCGGCTTTCAACTTGCCGCCGGTCAAAACTTCGATTTGGTAGGCACGACCTTTCGGAATGATGTCTCCCCAGCGAGATACAGCGGGCTCTGAAATGTTCAGATTTCTGGCCAGCTCTGCAGCGCTTCCGAAGTAACTGATTGCATCCTCTTTTTTCATAATCGTCCTTTTTCGACCTTAAGTTAGGATTGTTTGAAGGCTAACTTAACTTCGGTAAAGGATCAACCTTTTGTTCGGATTGCCGAGGTTAAGCTAGAGCGATGACAATTAGTGATCGCATTTTCAGTAGACGAACGGCTCTGAATCTTTCGAAGACGGCACTTGCTAAAGCTATTGGTGTGAGTGATGTTTCGGTGGGGAAATGGGAGTCCGGTTTAAACCAGCCAAAAGGCCGCTATCTCAATGACTTAGCGGCAGCGCTGGGGGTGACGGTTGACTGGCTTTTGGCTGGTAGCGGTGATGGACCAGAGCAGCCGATACCTGGTTATCACAACGTCGAACCGGCAGTAATACCGCAGGGCAGGCGGATCCCCGTGATCAGCTATGTCCATGCGGGCAACTGGCGCGAGATGTGCGAGCAAGCCACTACCTTTGATGGCAATGTTGAGTATGTGACGGCTAGCGTCGACATTGGGCCCTGTGGTTTTGGCCTCTGGATGCGTGGCGATTCCATGTTGCCGCAGTTCAAAGAAGGGGATTTGATCATCGTTGATCCCGATGAAGTCCCCCAGCCAGGGGATTACGTTGTGGCGAGGAACGGCAACAATGAAGCTACCTTCAAGAAGTATCGGCCCCGCGGTGTCGACGAGAACGGGCAAGAGGTGTTTGAACTTGTCCCCCTCAACGATGATTACCCCTCCATGCACTCCGACAGGCAGCACATCCAGATCATCGGCGTGATGGTAGAACACAGATCATATAGAAAAAGACAAACAGGGCGCTAATGCGCCCTTTTAAATTTGGAGAGAACATGAGTAGTAGTGATATTACGCTAATAATAATACTGGCAATTATTGTATTGCCGTCTGTTGGGTGGTTTATTTCATCAAGAAAAAAAAAGAAAATTGCCATTGAGCGAGACTTAGCTAGGAAGGAAGCTGAAACAGCGAAAGGGGATGTGACTCGACACCGAAATTTAATTGCAGCATTAGAGGAGCGGTTACAGCCAATTATTGACATGGAGGTTCATGTTCAGAAACTTCATGATGATGCCAAAAAACAAGTTAAGCAGATGACGATTGAGGCCGATATTTTACTCGCTAAATCGAGAGAAATATTAGAATCAGCACAAGAAAATGCTAGGGCCCAAGCCCAGCCATTTATTGATGAGGCTAAAGCGTTACGCATAAAGGCTAGAGAAACGGTTGATGCGGCTAATGCAAAGGCTCAATTAATAGAGCAACAGTGTAGGTTAGAAGCTGAAAAAATGATCTCGTTTGCAAATAAACGAGCTGAGGAGATTGCGGGTAATGCAATCGAAGCAAGGGACAAGGCTGAACAATATGAGTCAGCTATTCGAGCTATGCGAAATACTATTGATGGTTATAAAGACGAATATATTATCCCCAATCATTCTGTACTAGATGATCTTGCTGATGAATTCAGCTATAAAGAAGCTGGTGAAAAATTAAAAGCAGCTCGTAAACGTGTTAGTAATTTAGTGAGAAATGGTCTTGCTGGCGAGTGTGACTATGCCGAACCTCATCGTCGAACAAATGCAATCCATTTTGCTGTAGATGCCTTTAATGGCAAGGTTGATACGGCTTTAGCAAAAGTAAAATTTGATAATTATGGAAAGATAAAACAAGAAGTTGTGGATGCTTTCGCCTTAGTGAATCATAACGGTGCGCCTTTCCGAAATGCCCGCATTACTCATGAATATCTTGATGCCCGTCTTGATGAGTTGAGGTGGGCTGTTGCTGCTTATGAACTTCAACGCCAAGAGCGTGAAGAGCAAAAGGCTATCCGTGATCAGATGCGTGAAGAAGAACGGGCCCAGCGAGAAATAGAAAAGGCAATTCAAGACGCAGAAAAAGAAGAGCGGATGTTACAAAAAGCCTTAGAAAAGGCTCGTAAAGAACTTGCCTCGGCTAACGATGAGCAACGACAGCAATTTGAGGCCCAGTTGGCTGAGTTAGAAGAGAAGTTGAAAGAAGCAGAGTCTCGAGGTGAAAGGGCTCTATCTATGGCCCAACAGACACGAAGAGGCCATGTTTATGTGATCAGTAATATTGGAAGTTTTGGTGAGCAGGTATTTAAGGTTGGTATGACTCGTCGTTTGGAGCCATTAGATAGAGTGAAGGAGCTTGGCGATGCCTCTGTACCATTCGAGTTTGATGTACATGCAATAATTTATAGTGAAGATGCTCCTACACTGGAAAAAGAACTCCATCGAGAATTTGAGCTAAAAGCGGTCAATCGTGTAAATCCTCGCAAAGAATTTTTCCGCTTGCCTTTGATAGAAATCCGTCAATCGGTTGAATCTCGTGGCTTGTCGGAAGTCCATTGGACTATGAAAGCAGAAGCAGCGGAATATCATGAATCACTCAGTATTTATAATAAAGAGCGCACTTTTGACTCGAAAGAATTTATTGACAATAAGGAAGTATCCTTTGCCATGTAAAGTTAAATACTTTATTTGTCAGAGTTAAACATCATTGGGCACTGGTAACAACGCAGTGTCCAATTTTTATATGGCTTCCGTACCGAATTACAACCAAAAGTAGTCTTACCAAGTCGGATAAACCACCCAGTGAATTTGTTTGAATACAAACTAAACAATCCCTATCACCACTAATAACTGTATATAATGACAGTGTTTTGTGGAGGGACTATGGCAGTAAGAAAACAATCATCCGGCAAGTGGCTGGCCGAGATCTATCCGGAAGGGCGGCCCAGCAAGGCCAATCCCAACGCGCCGCGTGTGCGCAAGCAGTTTGCCACCAAGGGGGAGGCGCTGGCGTTCGAGCGCTTTGTACTGGATCCAGACAAGGGTAAGCCCTGGCTGGAAGGGCAGGGGGAGCCGACCGATGGTCGACACCTCTCCGATCTGGTCGAACTCTGGTTTGGTCGCCATGGTCAGAGCCTGCGCGATGGCGAGGCTCGCAAATCCAAGCTGCTGACTGTTTGCAATTCCTTGGGGGATCCGCTGGCGGTCAATTTCTCCGCTCGCGACTTTGCCGCCTATCGTGAAGCCCGGCTGTCTGGCGATATCAGCGACCGGCGCGCCATTAATCAAAAGAAGCAGGGTGTCACCCCTAACACGGTCAACCGCGAGCACGCTTACCTGCGTGCGGTGTTCAACGAGCTCAAGCGACTAGGGGAGTGGCAGGGGGAAAACCCGCTCGATGGTCTGCGGGCCTACAAGGTGGCCGAGTCCGAGCTCGCCTTTCTCTATCTCGATGAACTCAAGAGCCTGCTGGCCGCCTGCGTTGAGAGCCCCAATACCGATCTGCTGATGGTGGTGAAACTTTGCCTTGCCACTGGTGCTCGCTGGTCTGAAGTAGAAGAGCTGACCCAGTCCCAAGTATCCCCCAACCGAGTGACCTTCACCCGCACCAAGAGTAAGAAGAGCCGCAGTGTGCCCATCAGCCCCGAACTCTATGTCCAGTTGCCCAGAAAGCGTGGCCGCCTGTTCAGTGACTGCTATCGAGCCTTCGAGATGGTGGTCGAACGGGCAGGGCTGGAGCTGCCACCCGGACAGAACACCCACGTACTGCGCCACACCTTCGCCAGCCACTTTATGATGAACGGCGGCAACATCCTGGTGCTGCAGAAAATCCTCGGCCATTCCACTATTGCCATGACCATGCGCTATGCCCACTTTGCCCCCGATCACCTTGAAGATGCCGTTCGTTTGAATCCTCTTGCTGTTTGTGGATTACACTGAGCTGGTGCTGTGGGCATAGGGCACGGTCATGAAAGAAATAATGTCAGATATCGCGCTGTGCGAGGCTCTCTCAGGGCTTTTTGTCGATGATGATATCGATTATCGGAGCATCGTCAGAGTGGCGCGTACTTTTCCGACCACTCATGTGGAGAAGGTCCTATTTGAGTGGGTGGCACCAGTCTGTTACATCAATATGTTGGCCCCGGATTCAGCGGTTTGGTCTGGTTTTGAACGTGATGCGCTTTGGGCTGAGATCCAGTGCTTATTGGCGGTCGAAGCGGGGGCTCGCCTTCCTAGAAGGCTGTTAATCAGAATCAGGTCGTTTTATCTGAGAAGGCTGTTTGCCGATGAATGGCGCAAGCTGTCGGCTCTGCTGGCAGAGAAGGGATAAAAGTGGCGACAGAGTGGCGACAAAATTTCAAATGGGTGGTCATTTTTGGCCGTCATTGGTTGTATAACTCATTGATTTTTATGTAAGTCCTTGTTTTATATTAGGGTCAAATCAGATTTAAAATCCCTCGACGTTCGCGTCGTGCCGGTTCGATTCCGGCCTCGGGCACCATTAAAATCAAAGACTTACGAAGTCCACTAGCAATAGTGGCCTTTTTGTTTTCCTCCCAGTGTCCACATTGAGATCACCCCCCCGAATCTTGTGCTCCATGCTTTACCGCGCTGCGACCACGATTAATCGTGCTTACTTAACAGAAGGTCGCATTATGCGCGGTCAGGCTGGCAGATAGAACAAAGGGGGGGCGGATGCCTCTTGATGATTTCACAACCAGGCCAGACATCATTTATCTGTACAGATCTAGTTATCACCTTTTGCTCATGCTCAAGGCACTGACGCACAGGAAATCTGAACTGTGTCATATGACGTTGTTTCCGTGCCGCTTAAAAACGGCAAGCGGAAGCAATCGATCACAGCTTTTAGTGCCGCAGGCAACTGCCTGTGGCCGGGATAATAGAGAAAGAAGCCGGGGTAGGTGATCGACCCGTCTGCCAGAACCCGTATCAGTCGGCCGGTTGTCACTAGGTCATCGTGTTCGGGGCTTTGCGCTGTATAGACCAGTCCTATGCCGTCCAGCGCGAGGCGAGTCATCATGCTGACGTTGTCGACCGTCACAGGGCCGCTAACCGGAACTGCGATTTGCCTGCCATCTTTTTCGAATTCCCAGCGGTATAAGGACCCTCCTGTGATTTCCCGACGTCCGATGCACAAGTGATGCTGTAAATCGGCGGGGGTCAGCGGGATGGCGTGCCGTTCGAAGTACGCCGGTGAGCCATACACTGCAGAATGGAAATCTGCCGTCAGACGAACCGCACTCATATCTTGCTGAACATCGCTGCGAATGCGTACACCGGCATCAAAGCCTTGGCTGATGATATCCACGAAGCCGTCGTTGGTAGCCAGCTCCAGCTGGACATCAGGATACTGATGGCAAAACTTCTGCAACTGCGGCAGAAATATCATGTCAGCTGCGATCCTTGGCGTGTTGATCCGCACCCTTCCCTGTGGGCTTTCCCTGAACGCATTTACTTTCTTGACGGCATGCGCAATAACGTTGAATGCCGGGGCTATCTCTGCCAGCAGGGCCAGACCTGCCTGGGTCGGCGAAACGGTACGGGTGGTACGGTTCAGCAATCTGACGCCGAGCCGCTCCTCCAGCGCACGCAAGGCATGGCTGAGCGTTGATGCCGTCAAATTCAGGCGTGCCGCTGCTTTGCGAAAGCTTTTCTCTTCCGCAACCGCAACAAATGCAGTCAGTTCTCCAAATTCATTTGTTCGCACTGCGTTTCCCAT